TAAATAAAATATAATTATCAATAACAATTTTTCTTAATAAATTATTTTTAATAATATTATTTAGTAGAAATAATATTTCTTTTTTTGTAATATTTCTATCAAATTTTTTAAAAAAACTAATTTCAATAATTTCATATAATTTAAAATACATAATCATTGTATCAATATTAGTCCATACAGTAAAATATTTATTATAAAAATCTCTAAATTCAGGATTATTCATTAATTTATATAAATCCATAAAAAAATTTATATTTTTTTTTTGAATTTTCATTAATATAATATAATATATTTAAAATTGATTTTTTAAATATTTATAATTAACAGCTATGAAAAAATCTTCTCCTACTCATAATTCTTCTATTGAAGATTTAGAAGCTTGGATTAATGATGATTCAAAAAAATGTAGTTCTAAAAATAAAAAAAAATTAGATAAACAATTAAAAGAAAATAAACTAAAAGAAATTCAAAAAAAAGAAGATGAAAAAAAAATTAAAAAAGAATCAAAAAAAATAATTGACGATAAATATGGTAAAAAAAATGATCCATTATATGGAAAAAAAGGTGCTGAACGTAGACATATTATTGATGAATATAGAAAACAATATAAACAAGCACAACTAATGAAAAGTAAAAATGATACACCTAATTCAGAAGATGGTATGCCTAGTAATGAAATGATTGAAACAATGATGAATAAAATTAAGGCAAGTGGTCAAGATCCAGAAGAAATTATGAAAAAATTAAATAATCCTGATTATCCAGAAGAAATGAAAGCTCAATTAGTTCAAGATATTTTTAAATAAGGATTTATTCTAATTTATATCTATTAAAAATATTATTTGAATCATATTTTTTTTGATAGGAAACATTTGTTTCAAATAATATTTTTATTACCTATATTCAATTTATATATATATATATTATATATATATATATAATGAAAACTTGTATTAATCGAATTTTTAAAATCGACAGTAAAAATATTGTTAGGATAATAATAGTGACAGTAATAGTAATATCGATGATGTTGGTGATAAAAATTCCTTATGGGTACAAAAGTCTAACACCGAAACAATATATAAGGATTATATCAAGTATTAGACGTGATATTAGGAAAAATTCCGGTGTATTGGTAAAACAAGCAAATAGAAATCCAGGAAACAACTATAGCTCCACGGCTCAGAATAGAGCAAAATTTGGTTTAGATATATCCAAGTTAGATGGTGTTATTAGTTTTGATCCTGACCGGATGACAATAGATGTCGGATCAGGCACAACTTTTTTTGACATAACAAGATTGACAATTCCTCATGGATTGATTCCTCCAGTCGTACCAGGGTTTAGCACCATAACCGTTGGTGGGGCAATATCTGGCATAGGTTGTGAGTCAAGCAGTTTCAGATACGGATTTGTACATGACAATATTATCGAGATGGACGTTTTATTGAGCGATGGGAACCTGTTGACGATTACCCCTGTGTCTCATCGTAATCTTTGGAATTCACTTCCAAATTCATTTGGTAGTATTGCATATATTACAAAGGTCAAACTCTCACTCATCCGTTCTAAATCTTATGTTCGTATCGAGTCCAAAAAAGTTTCAAGACAGAATTTTTTTGACCAGATTAAAGAGTCGACCGCAAAATCCTCGGTAGACTTTGTTGAGGGATTCGTTTTTGATTCAAACAATTGCACTGTGGTCGAGGCTTCATTCACAAACGACTCACGTGACTGTCTTCGCATTCCGGAAGACGTCATATACACAGAGTCTATCGATTTTATAAAAACTCTCAAGACCTTTGACTATATCTGGAGACATGACACCCATCCATTTTGGTCCCTGAACGATTATCCGATATTTTTTAATCCTCTTGTTTGTAAGATATTTGGAAGAAAACTCTTGAATCATTATACAACAAGATCGCTGGGTTTATTAGTGGATCAGATAAAAAAAAAACTAGGTTGTCAGACAAATAAAAACAATAATATTATCCAGGACATTGGGATCCCTATAGAAAATTGCGAGAATTTTGTGGACTGGCAACTTGAAAAGATAGGAGTTTGTCCGCTGTGGATTTGTCCGGTTCGTAATCTTACCAATACCTCTTGTTTTGGTATTCATATGAACCAGCTATATTGCGATATTGGTATTTTTGGTAATCCTCAAGAAGAGGCAAATGAACCTAAACTTGTTCATGAGATAGAGCAAAAAATGTTTGAATTAGGTGGAAACAAATGCTTCTATTCTAACAATTATTTTTCTCAAAAAGATCTTGAATCCTCTATCAATTATCAGGAGTACGCGCAGATTAAAGTTACTTATGATCCAAATGGTTACTTCAAGACTCTAGAATCAAAAGCATGTCTCAGATTAAACAATACTGAATAAAAATTTATAATTATTTGAAAAATGTATAGTATAAATATAGTATAAATATAGTATAAAAAAAAATATAAAACAAATTTTTTTTTATATTTACTTTTCATAATTATCTAATACTCTTGCTGATGGATCAGTAACATTACACCATTTAGGATTAGGCATCCAAAAATGGGGAATTATATTACTATGATTTTTAAAATGTTTTTCAAATAATTCTCTGTAATAAAGTGCTTCTTTTGTATGTGGTGGATTATGTGTATATATTTTTTGTTTTAGTTTGAATTCTTCATCACTAATTTGTGTTTCTAAATGTTCTTGAATAATCTGAAACCATGATTTTTCTTGAGAACTTACACCATCTGAAAAGGCTTCTTTTTTTCTGAATAATACTTCACGTGGTAATAAATTAGTATGTTCAAAAGCTTCACGTAATATTTTTTTTTCAATTATACCATTACCAAACATTTTATATTTAGGAGGAATACTCATAACATAATCTACAAATTTTTTATCTAAAAATGGTACTCTTGGTTCTAAACCATTATCTGATATAGAACGGTCTGAACGTAATACATCATAATAACTAATTTCACTTAATAATTTAAGATTTTCTTTATAAAAATCTTCTTCATTATCAATATTAGATAACCATAGATAACTACCCATAATTTCTTCTGAACCATCACCATTATAAATTACTTTACAATCAGTATTTTCTTTAATATATTTACCAACTAAATAATTACCAACTGAAGCTCGAACAGTAGTAATATCATAACTTTCAATCATATAAATAGTTTCTTCAATAGCATTAAGGAAATCTTCATTTGTTAATTCTATATTATGATGATTACTTTTTATATGTTTAGCAGCTAAATTAGCATAATATAAATCTGTTGAACCCTTCATACCAATAGAAAATGTATTTAATGTATATGGTTCATAATTTCTAGAAACTAAAGCAGAAACTAAACTACTATCTAAACCACCACTTAATAAACAACCAATAGGACGATCTGACATTAAACGTTTATCTACAGCCTGAGTAAATAATTGACGTATTTTTTCTTTGATAACTTTTTCTGTATCATTATTAAATATAAAATGATAATTATGATATCGTTGAAAAGTAATATCACAAGAATTATCTTCTAATTCTCCAAAACTACCAATAGGAAATTTTTTAATTTGAGAACATAAATTAGAAATAGGTTTAACTTCTGAACAAATTAATAATTCATTATTTGGAGTTTTTCCAAGAAATAATGGACGAACACCATAAGGATCACGACCAATAAATGTTTTATTTTTAGATTTATCATATAAAACAAAAGCAAATACACCATCTAAATTTTTAATTGTTTTTTCAATTCCATATTTTTCATACATATGAATAATAATTTCACAGTCACTATTAGATTTAGTTTGAAATTCATTTTCTTGTTGTAATTCTTTATGATTATAAATTTCACCATTACATATTAAATAATAATTATCATTTTTTATAAGTGGTTGATCGCCATTACTAGATATATCATTAATAGATAAACGTGTAAATCCCATTTTTTTATTTTCAGAAATTTGCGTAGTATTATTATTATCAGGACCACGTAAATTTAATTTATTTATAGCTTCATTAAAATCATTTTCAGAGACATCTTGATAACCTTGATAATATAATATGCCGCACATTTATTTATTATTATTAATTTAATTTTAAATCTATTTTATATATATATATATATATATATATATTATGAGTAATTATTTATTTATATTTGTGATATTAATATTTTTTATATTATCAACTATTTTTATTAAAAATTATAATAATTCAGTAAAAAAAAAAAATACAGGTGCGGCTTGTGTAGATATAATGAATAAAAAATTATTTTCATTATATGGTATAAAAGGGTGTATATGGAATTTATCTCATGTATTAATTTATTGTTTTATATGTTATTTAATTGATGCGAAATTTTCAATAAAAAAACATATATTAGTATTTATTTTTGGATTAATATGGTATATATCATGTCCATATTATAAAAAAGGTTATTATAAATGTAATAATGAGAATGATATAGTATATGAAAATACAGATCAACCACGTTTAGATGATATAATTTTTAACACTGCTGGACAATTATTATATATTTTGTTATTTTATTTTAAAATAATTAATTAAAAATATGTTTTCTACAAACACATTGATACATATCATCGCCACCAACTAAAATTTGTTCTTTTTTTTCTTTATTTTTTTTTTTTAATATTGAAAAATCACCAGGGGTTCCGTTATTACATATAGTACAAATACCAGATAATTTATCAATTTTATTTGCTAAAGGAATTAAATCAATAATATAACCAAATTTATTTTGATTAGTATCACCATTTAATCCTGTAACAATAATATGTATATCATATTTAAGTAAATTTTTTATAAAAGGAATTAAATTAGAGAAAAATTGTGCTTCATCAATACATACTGTATCATATTTTTTAGTAATAGAAGCAATTTTGGATTCATCTAAATCATTTAATTTAATAGCATTATATTGAATATTATTATGGGTTTTAATAAAATTATATTGAACACGAGTATCTTTATTAGAATTAATAATTAAGATATTTTTTTTATATATTTTTAAAGTATTAATTTCATTAATTAATTTGGTTGATTTACCTGAAAACATTGGTCCAATAATAATATGTAAAAAACCCATATTATATTCCATTATAATAAATACAATTATTTTTATAAATAATATTTTCAATTTAAAAAAAAAGTTTATTTTAAATTTTTAATTTTTATTATTAATTTTGAGGAAAACAAATAATGCATATATAATTGTTGGTAATATAATATAGATTTCATTTTTAATATTATGATTATTATTCATAAATAATAAATACATTATAAATAAATAAACAATTAAAGTATTTATTAAAGGAGAATTATTATTTAAAATATGTAACATAATTGTTCTATATATATTATGAATATAATTAATTTATTTTATTAAGAAATTAAATTAATTATATTTTATTTTTAATATCTGATAATTCATTTTTAATATCACATAAAACATCACAAATATTTTGACCATTTTTTGAAATAAAATATTTATCAAAATCAAAATCAAAATCTCCTTCTAAATCATCATCTTCTTCACATATATTATTCATATTAATTTCATTAATATCATCATCAGTGTCACTTAAATTATCAGAAGAAGATGAAGAAGATTTAGGATTTGAGTGAGAATTGATAATATTAGTGAATTGTTTTACAACATTACCAATATCTCCATTAGAAAAAGTATTTATTAATTTAGAAATATCAGTATCTTGGGAATTAAAATTATTTATTAAATCATTTAATTCTTGAGATTTATTATTAAATTGAGTTTCATTATCATTTAATATTTTTTCATCTTGTTCTGTTAATATTTCTTTATTTTCCATTTTAATATTATCTGTTTGATTTTGTTTATCCATTATATTTTTATATTTATATTTATATTATAAAAATAACGAGATTAAACAATAGTAAATGATATTAAAACAAGTAAATTAGCAATAATAAGTCCAAAAACAATATCTGTACACATAAATTGTAATGAATAATTTGAGTATTTATATTTATTATATAAGTTAATAAATAAATATAATAGAAAAGTAATAATATTAACATAAATAAAATAACAAAATTTATTTTCTAAGAAAAACATATTATAAGAAATACAAAAAGCTAAAATAAACCAAAATATAAAACAAATAATAATTCTATATTTATATGAGTCATAATTCATTTCTATTGAATAATTTTTTTTATAATAAGAATAAATTATGTAATCTAAAAGAGCAATAATAGATACAATTTTAAATAAATGAAACATTAATATAACTATAATAATATTTAAATTTATAATTTATGATATAAATGTTATAAATAAAGTAGGAATAATTCCAGTAATCATATCAACAGTTCTAAGATATGAATTATTTTTACTATATATATGAATAGCAAAATAAACAAATAGACCAATAATAGGAATAATAAAATATTTATTATTTTCAAGAATAGAAAGTTTTTCTAAAAACTGTGGATCAAGTTTTAAATTTTGTGCTTCTTCTAGAGCCATTAAAATAAAATTAATAGATAACCAAAATAAGGTTAATATTAACATTCTCATTAGAAAACTATCTTGAGAACGTTTTAATTCAATTTTATAGAGAGGATTATATCTATTTAATAAATTGAGTGTTCTTTTATATTTTTTGTTTATATATTTTTTTGTTTCATTAAAAACTAAATAATCAATAGTTAATAATATTAAGATAATTATGAAAAAAAAATACATATATAAATTTATTATATAAAAAAAATAAATATATATAAAAATTTATATATATAAAAATATAATGGAAAATAATTATAAAAAATTATTTGATAATCATTATAATACATCTAATCAATCTCCAGAAATATGTGGAATTGAAATATGTTCTGTACCTATAAATATATTACGATATTTTTATTATAAATGTATAGAAATTAATTAATTAATTTTATTTTTTTTTAGTTTGTTTTTTAGAGGGAGGTTTAATAGGTTTTTTCTTTTTATTTGCTTTAGTTTTTAATGTGGATGAAATTTTCAATTTAGATAAATCTTCGATTTTTTCTAATTTTGATTGATATATATTAAATTTTTCTGAAAATACATCAATATCTTCATTCCATAAATCTTTATTTGTTTTTGATTCTAATGTTGAAATTTTATTAGAAATATCTTCAAATTCTTCTTTTAATTTATTTAATTTTTCTTCAGTTACAGAATCCATTCTCATACTTAATAAATATTCATAATCAGGAGTTCCACCTTCTTTATTTGAAATTTTCATATAATTAGAATCTTCTAATTCCTTAATAACATTATCTTTCTTTTTCTTATATAAAATTAGAATATCATCAATTTGTTCTTGAATAAATCTAATTTTATTTTCAAGAATATTTTTCTTATGTGTATATTTGGTTAGTAAACTATCTTTACGTTTTGAATAATATACTAAACGATATGTAAAGAATTCTTTAATAATTTCTAAAGGTGAATTATAACGAGTTAATACAAAATCAGTATTATATAATACTAGATTATTTAATGACATATTTTTAACTAATTTAAATTCTTTATAGATCTTATTACAACCATATTCATCTGGTTCTTCAGCTAAAATAAGTTTCTTCAAACTATTTGGTTTACATAATACTACAAAACATACTTTAGTATCTGTACTAGAATTTTCATAATTTTCAACATAATCTATTTTTGGATCATTACCAGAAACAACTTTATCTAAGAAATCCTTATATTCTTCTGTTGATACACCAATAGGTAATTCAAGAATTTTAAGTGTATTATTATTTACGATTTCATAAACACCTAAATTAATGAAATTTTTGTCATCAGTTTTAATAAATTTACCATCATAATTACGATACCAAGGAGTAATTTCTTCTAATTCTTCTCCTTTTAATAGTTTTTTCATACAATCTAATACATCAAGTGGATTATATTTAGGAATATCAGTACTCCAACCAGTTCCAATACCTTTTGTTCCATTAATAAGAATCATAGGAAGTAATGGTACAAAACGTTCAGGTTCAATAGTAAAACCATCATCATCTAAATATTTCAAATTATCTCTATCAGATTCATTATAAAGTGTTTCTGTTAATTCAGATAATCGTGTAAAAATATAACGAGGAGAAGAAGCATCTTTACCATTTTGTAATCGTGTTCCAAATTGACCACTTGGATATAATAGTTCTAGATTATTAGAACCGGGATAATTTTGTGCCATATTAATAATAGTAGATTGTAAACTTGCTTCACCATGATGATAAGATGTTCGTTCACTTACATATCCACAAAATTGAGATACCTTAATATCATTTTTTAATCGTTTCTCAAATGCACCAAATAAAACTTTTCTTTGTGCTGGTTTTAATCCATCAATAATATCAGGAATACTACGTAAATTATCAGCATTTGAGAAATGAATTAATTCATTATCTACAAATTCAGTATATGAAAATTTATTATCACCATCAACAACTTTTAATACATTATCTTTATTATAATGTTTTAACCATTCTTTACGAGAATCTGCTTGATCTTTACTAAATGCTTTAATAATAGAATTATTTGAATTTTCATCTTCTATATAAGTAATTGTTTTTAAATTTTGAAAATATTCTTGTGCTTCTTTTCTATTAGAAGTACCCAATCCCTTATAATATTTAATTTTCCAACCAGATTCATTACAATCATCTTTCCATGTATTATAATCTGTTAAATTATAAAATTGTAGTTGATTATTTCCTTTTGTTGCTTTAACAATAGGTGTTACCATACAAGTAATAAAATTATTTTTATAAAGACTATACCATTTACTATGAAATAAATTAATTAATAAACCTTTAATATGGAATCCATCATAATCTTGATCTGTCATAATCATAATTCTACCATATCTTAATTCATCCATATTTTCATATTCTTTTCCAGTTTCTAAACCTAAAATTTTCTTAATATTATTAATCTCATCATTTTCATACATTTTTTTTTCTGTAACATCTCTTACATTAAGAACTTTTCCCTTTAATGGAAATACACCATAATAATCACGACCAACTACACTTAATCCTGAAATAGCTGTTGCTTTTGCCGAATCTCCTTCTGTTAAAATAAGTGTACATTTAGAAGATTGTTTTGTTCCTGCAAAATTAGCATCATCTAGTTTTTTTATACCACGAACACTTTCTTTTTTTGCTCCATCTGTTTTCTTACCTAATTTAGAATTTTCTAATTCAATAGAATGATAAATTCTTTCTAATAAACCAATTTTTACTAATTTTTCAATTAATTTATCACTTACTTCATATTTTGAACCAAAATTACTAATATTTGTTGTCATACTTTCTTTAGTTTGACCATCAAATGTTGGTTCTTCAATAATACATTTAAGGAAAATCCATATATTTTCTTTTACATAGGAAGATTTAATTTCACATTTTTTCTTTTTCTTCATTGATATTTCATTTAATTTTTTTACAATTTGATTTACTATATTATCTACATGTTTTCCACCACGAATAGTAGAAATTCCATTTACCATTGATGTTTGCATATATTTATGATTTTGACTTAATACTACACCAATTTCCCATCTATTCACTGTATCAATTATAATTTCTTCTTTATTTACTTCTCCATTTGTATATAAATTAATATAATTATCTAATGTACATTGAATTTCTTCTTTATTTAAATATACATTCATTGGTAAATTTAAATTTTTCTTTTTTGTATCCATTTCAATATTCATACTTCCACTAAACCATAATGCACAATCATATACACGTTTTACAAAAATTGAATATAAATCTTCTGTTAATCCTTCTACTCCAAAACGTTTATAATCTGGTAAAAATGTAATTTTTGTATACGGTTCTCCTTTATATTCTGTAATAATTGGTTCTCCTTTTTTTTCCATATTTTCAGTCCAAGTTTGTTTATATAGTAATTTTTCTTTACGATCTACAGATTCAACTGTAAACCAATCAGAAAAGATATTTGTTAATTTAGCACCATATCCATTTTTACCTCCTGTAACTTTTTTTTCCGTACCATCTTTAAAATTTTCAGATGTAAGTAATTCTCCAAAAATTAATTCAATTACATAAATTCCTTTTTTTTTCTCTGTATCAATTTTTTTAACCTCAATTCCTTCCCCATCATTTAATACTGAAATAATACCTGTTTCCTTATCAATTTCTACTTCTAATTTTGACATTACACGAATCATTTTTTTTGGAAATTTTTCTTTTTCTCTTCGTGTTCTTGTATGATTATCAACAGCATTTACAATTATTTCATCAAAAATTTTATATAATGCTGGTACCCAATTAATATTTTTTTTTTGAATTTTTCCATTTTCATAAACAAATAATTCTTTTTCTTCTGATATTGAAGATCCTACATATGTATCTGGTAATTCTTTAATATGTTTAATATGTTCCATTTGTCTATATTTTGAGGATATTTTTGAGTCAGCCATTCTATATATATTATTTGAAGTAATATATTTAAATAATTTAAATCAATTTTTAATTTTTATATTATATATATATATATATGCCAAAATCGCAAAAAAAAACCAGCTCAAAATTAATAAAAAAATTAGAGGTTAAAAAAAAATCTAAAAAATCTAGAGGAAAAAAAATTTCAGGGAAAAAAAAATCTAATAAAAAAAAACAAAGTGGGGGTAAATTAGCAGTAAAAAAATCTAAAAAATCAATGATAAAAAAATCTAGATCAAAAGCTAATAAATCAATGGTAAAAAAATCTAGATCAAAAGCTAATAAATCAATGGTAAAAAAATCTAGATCAAAAGCTAATAAATCAATGGTAAAAAAATCTAGATCCAAAGCTAATAAATTAATGGTAAAAAAATCTAGATCAAAAGCTAATAAATCAATGGTAAAAAAATCTAGACCAAAAGCAAAAAAATCTAAACCAAAAGCTAATAAATCAATGGTAAAAAAATCTATACCAAAAGCTAATAAATCAATGATAAAAAAATCTAAACCAAAAGCTAATAAATCAATGGTAAAAAAATCTAAACCAAAAGCTAATAAATCAATGGTAAAAAAATCTAAACCAAAAGCAAAAAAATCTAAACCAAAAGCTAATAAATCAATGGTAAAAAAATCTAGACCTGAAAAATCAGTAGTAAAAAAATCTAAACCCAAAGTAAAAAAAAATATTAATTGTGAAACAAAAACAAAAAAACAATGTAAAAAATCAAGAAAAAGTTGTAAATATAAAAGAAAAAGTCAAGTATGTGTAAAACGTTCAAAAAAAAGAAAATGTGATGGAAGATTAAATAAAAAAAATTGTGATAATACACCATATTGTAAATTTGATAAAAAATGTCAAAAAATTTCAATGAAAAAAACATTTAAAAATCAAAAACCCGAAAAATCTATTGAAGAGGTTTCTATTGTAGATGATAGTATGAAAAATGATAATATTATAGATAAAAAAATTGATAGTGATATTGATAATAATGAAATTGATGATATTAGTGATAATAAACTTGATGATATTGATGATATTGATGATAATAAAATTGATGAAATGGATAATATTGGAGATGATGAATATGAATCAGATGATGAATATGATAATTTTTAATTAAAATAAAATATTTAATAAATATTTTTTTTTTATATTTAAAATTGAATTATTTTATATATATATATATAATGAATAATTTACAAATAGAAAAACTAGATTCTGATATTATACCATTTACAAATAATAATGAGGTTTATGAAAAATTAAACGATGAAAAAATTTCTCAACCATATTTAACAAAATATGAATATGCAAAAATAATTGGAATAGCTGCACAACAAATAGAATCAGGCAGAAAACCATTAGTTAAACCACCAGCTTCATTTAGACATCCAATAGAAATAGCGGAATATGAATTAAAGAAAAAAAAAACACCAATAATTATAAAAAGAAAATTGCCTAATGATGTTTTTGAATATTTTACATTAGATCAATTAATTATTTAATTATAATAATTTAAAAAATTTAAGTAAATATAAAACTATACTAATTATAATTGTTCTTAAAATAAGAGAAATATAATTAGTAATATCTTTATTTTTTATTAAAGATGATAAAACATTTGATATTAAATTAATTATTATAGGATTATTAAATACAATAGATAATATAAATACAATAATAGGAATTTTCAAATCATCTATAATAGAGTTTAATTCTAAACCATTGCTATCATTTATTATACTATTTATTTTATTTACAGTATTTTCTGATTCAAAATTTACAGAATTTTGATTATTAAAATCAGGATCTCTAAAATCTAAAGTGGGATTTCTGGGAGCCGATACATAATTATGTATATCTTGTTGAAAATTATCTTCGTGTTCATTTTCATAATTATTATTATTTATAGTATTTTGTTCGGGAACATCATTTTCTAATTCATGTAAAATTTTATCAACCATATCATCATTCATATCAGTATCATCTTCATTTATTAAATCAGTAATATTTGTTGATCCTAACTCTTCGCCCATAATAATTAAATAATGTTAAAATTTTGGTAATAAAACGAAATTTATTAAATTAAATGATAATCATTATCATCTAAATCAAGATTAGTTCCAAAATTATTATTTTGTATATCTAATAAAATTTCTTTTTTATTTATATTTTTATTTATATTTTTATTTATATTTTTATTTGAATTATTAGGAATTTCTACTGAATTTTTATCTATATTTATTGTAGCATTATTTTGTTGATTATTATTTTCTAAATTATTATCTTCTTGATTATTATTTTCTAAATTATTATCTTCTTTTTTATTATTAATTTTATTAGCTTCTTGTTTACATTTATAACGATAAGATAAAAATAATCCTAAAATAATTATAAAAAATAATAATATAAAAATATTAATAAAAATATTTTTATAGAAATTATTTTCGGAAATATTTTTTTTTATAATTTTATTATAATGTATATTATTAAATAATAAAGAATTGCTCATATTTTATTATATTTCTATAATATATATTAATATTTAAATACAAAAAAATATATATATATATATATATAACCACCAAAATGAGCAAAAATTATACACTCTTTCCTATTAATAATAAGTACTTAAATGTCTGGAATTTATATAAGAAAGCCCTGTCAGTTTTTTGGACAGTTGAAGAAATTGATTTAACAAAAGATAAAAATGATTGGGAAAAATTAAACGAAAATGAACAATATTTTATTAAAAATATATTAGCATTTTTTGCTGGTAGTGATGGCATTGTAAATGAAAATATTCAAAATAGATTTATTAATGAAATTGATGACCAAGAAGTTAAATGTTTTTATGGATTTCAAGAAGCAATGGAAAATATTCATTCTGAAACATATTCATTATTAATTGATACTTATATAACAGATGAAAATGAAAAAACTAAATTATTTAATGGAATTGAGACAATTCCTTGTGTAAAAAAGAAGGCTGAGTGGGCTATTAAGTGGATTGAAGATAAAGAATCTAATTTTAATACTCGTTTAGTAGCATTTGCTTGTGTAGAAGGTATTTTCTTTAGTGGTAGTTTCTGTGCTATATTTTGGTTAAAAAAAAGAGGTTTAATGCCTGGTTTAACATTTAGTAATGAATTAATTAGTAGAGATGAAGGTTTACATACAGAATTTGCGGTTGAATTATATCATACTCGTACAGAACATTTAAGTGCTACAACATTTTATAAAATTGTTAAAAATGCAGTAGAAATTGAAAAAGAATTTATTACAGAATCATTACCCTGTAATTTAATTGGTATGAATTCTACATTAATGAAACAATATATTGAATTTGTAGCGGATCGTTTAAGTGTTCAATTTGGTTATAATAAAATTTATAATGTTGAAAATCCATTTGATTTTATGGATTTAATTAGTATGAGAACAAAAACAAACTTTTTTGAAAAACGTGTAGGTGAATATGGTAAAGCTGGTGTATCTGTAGAAGATAATGAAATGGAATTAGATTTAGATGCGGATTTTTAAAATTAATTTATTAAAATATTTTAATAAATGAATAAATTTTATAAAAAAATAAGTCTCTATAATAAACTAAATTATAATATACAAAATATTATATTAAATAAATTATTTGAAAAACATAAAAAATGGCATAAATATGCTATTAATGAATCTATTAAATCTATGCATAAAATAAAATGTAGATTTTTCAAACCAAGTATAATAAGAAATAATAAAAATTGATTTTTTAAATATTTATAGTAAATGAATACATTTCATAAAAAAATGTGCATCTATAATAAATTAAATTATAATATACAAAATATTGTATTAGAAAAATTATTTAAACAACAAAAAAAATGGAAGAGAAATGCTATAAAAGCAACAATTAGATCTATGAAAAGATTAATAGAAGATTATAAACATTTTAAAAATATTGGTACAGTTTTTAAACCAAGTACTGTTAAAAATATAGAATCAATATATAAAAAAAATATTAAAAATTTTAATTAACATTGGGGTTTATGATATTCAATTTTTAAACAATTATTGATTTTATATAAATTATTATATAAATATGTTTTTAATGATAAATTATTTTTTTTTAAATATAATAATATTTTTAATTCTTATAAGAATTTAATAATATTTCATAACATTTCGAATACCTCTTATGTCCCGACCCGCATTATTAATTTTATTAATAAGTTCCATATCCAATAGGATTTTTTCTCGTTTATATTGTATTATTTTAAATAAGGTAAAAGGTTTTAATTCAGATATTTTTTCTGAAAAACACGATGTCAAATATAACAAAACATCTTCTTCCCAATAAATTTTTTGTTCATCTGAAATTAAACTTTCATATTTTAGAATATCTTCTATATTATAATCAAAATTTCTTAATTCACAAGAATTATTAATATCATTAAACCATAATCTTAGCAATCCAGGACAATCCCATTTTTCAATTGCTGGTAAAGCAGTTTTGATTATTTTTGATAATTTTAATTTTTTTTGTGGAGATGAAGAATAATGATTCATTTCGCATAAAATTTTAAAAGCTTTTAAAGACTCTTCACTAAGAGAAGGATTGTTTTCATCAATAAAAGACGTATCATCTTCATTCATATTTGAAATAGTTTCATCAAACCATTCTGATACAGCACATAAATTACATTTATTAAATTCAATATCAGTCCCTTCAATTGATTTAATGAAAATAGTATTAGACATTTTGCTTTTAATAGAATTAAAAAAAAATCAATTTTAAAATAATTAACATTGTGGTTTATGATATTCAATTTTTAAACAATCATTAATCTTATATAAATTATTATATAAATAAGTTTTTAATGATAAATTATTTTTTTTCTTTTTTAATTGTTTTAAATAACCTTTAATAAAATCTTTAATAATTTCTAAATTACAATCTTTTTTATTTTTATAAAAATCTTTAATAGGAATTCCATTAAAAAATTGGTCGTCTAAAAAATTATGAACAAGATTATCAATTAAAATAATATTTTCTAAATTTAATACATTTTTATTTTTTATTTTTTTATATAAAAATGATTTAGGTATATTATTTCTTTTTTTAATTCTATCATTTAATAATCTTTTTAATACAATTTTTAAATCTTTACCTTTAGCAGTAACTGAACTACGATATAATTTCAGGGCAAAAATTTTTTTAGCATTAACTTCTTTTTTATCTTCTTCCCATTTAATTTTACTTAATATAGAATCCGCATAATCTTTTGTAGCAGCAGTAAAAACAACAAGATAAAAGAATTTATTTAAATATTTTAAAAAATTTATTAATTTAGGCCTAAAATATATATGATTATTTTTTGTATGAAATAATGTTTCATCTAAATCAAGACATATTATACCATATTTTATATCATCTTTCATACTATATATAATAATAAAATAAAAAAAAATATAAATTATTTTATTTAATTTTCTAATGAAGAATTTAATTCATTTAAAATATTAATTGTATCTTCTAAATTAATACAACCATCTGTAATACTAATACCATATTCAAGTGGTTTTTTTTCTATATTTTGTTTTCCTTCATTAATATTTGATTCAATCATTAAGCCTATAATATTTTGATTTATCTTCCATTCATTAGAAATATATTTACAATTCTCTATTTGTTTTTTAAAATTTTTTTTACCATCACAAAGTGTATTATCATGAGATGTATCAAT